TTTGGATCTGTTTTAAATAAACTCATGTCCATACTATTAGATAATTGCGTATAAATTATACTATCTAAAAATTGCCTTACTTCTGGTTTAAACTCAAAAAATATATTTGCATTTGTTGATAAAAAAGGTTGTCCAGGTAATACTTTGTCTATTAACGCAGAAGCATTATTAGATAATCCAACAAAACCTTTTACTATTATATCACTATCTGCACCTTGTGGAGTAAAAACTCCTTTTCTAAATTGTACTAAAGAATCCATTGGCATGTTTTCTGAATATTGAAAATCTTCATTTCCTTGTAAACTATTCCATGCATCCATCCACATTTTATTAACTGCTGTATCTTTTACTATATAATCTGTTAGTATATTACTAAAACCACTTCTAATTTCATCATCAGCGTGTTTATCTTCAATTAAGTTTGTTATATTAGTCATAATTTCTTCCATGTTATCACTAATTATTTTTTTGTTATCTTGGTAAAATTGAACAGAATCTCCAACTCCATTAGTTGCTAAAAAAGATGTAACAGTAGATTCTCCACTTAATGCATCTAACATATTATAAAAAGATAAATCTACGCCTTTTTCAGTTAAGTTACTTTGTGCTAAAGGATTATCTTGTAATATAAATTCTATTAATTGCATATTTCTAATAATTTTGTCTGGGTTTTCTTCTGCCATTTTAGGACTAGTAATAATATTTGATGTTTCTTTTAATGAGTCAGCAATAAAAGATGGAACTACATTTTCATTAATAATCATATCTAAAATATCATTTGTTGCATTTGATCTTTCATTAGAAGGTAATCTATATTCACCACTAAACCTTTCTATACTATAACCTTCATCAGCTAATTGAATTTGTGCTACTTTATAATTTTCTAAAAATAACTTTAATTCTTCATCATTTTTAAAAAGTGTAATATTGTTTTCTCTAAGTAAATTATTGTAAAAAGATGTTTTGTTAATATCTACATCTGTAACTTTCAAAGCATCTATCAAAGCATATTTTTGATTTAATGTTGATACTAAATCTGTATCAGTATCTAACTCATAGTTCATCATAGAATTTTTAAAAACACTTCTAGGTGTTAAAATTAATGTTTTAAGATTGTTTATAGACGATTGACTTACTGTATCTTTTAATGCTTGTATTTCGTCTTGATTTTCAAAAGCTAAACTTCTATTTCCTAAATTTATTTCTGCTTCATTTGATTCAATGATTTGTTGTACATTTTTATCAAAAGTTTCTAAAACAGAATTTACTTCATTAATTCCAAAACTTTTACTTAATCTAAGCTCATTTCCTGTTTTGTAATTTTCTCTAAATTCATTTACAGCTTGGTTTGCTAACTGTACTTCTTCAACATTAGTAAAATTTACACCTTTATAAAAAGACATAGCTAATCCATACATTCTTATGTTTTCTAAATCTAAAAATGTTTTATCTACTTTAGATTTTATAAAAGCATCATTATATTGAATAGGATCTAATGATTTAGCTGAATCAAAATTAATATCATTAATATCTAAAGATAAATTATTAAATTTATTTTCTACTTCATTCCTAAAATCAAAAGATGTTAGTATATCTGGATTTTCTAAAGTTTTATTAATACTATTAAAAGCATCTACTTTAATACTATTTAATTGATTGTTAATTGATCCACTAACATTATTAAACATAATAGCATTAGATCTTTTTCTTAATCCATCTAACGTATCTATACCTTTTAAATCTAAATAGTTTTCAATATACTTTGAGTATCTAGTAGATGAAGAATTTATAAGTTGTTCTTTATAACCAAGTATTTGTTGTTGTGCTGATGCTAAATCAGGCATATCCATACCTTCTTGTTCTATAGATAAATCATTTAAAAACTTTGCAGTCTTTACTTTAAAATCACCTTTCCAAATTTCATCCATAACTGCTGCTTGTTGTTCAGCAATTTTTAAAGCAGTTTGTCCAAATGCTTCTAAACCAGCACCTAATCCAGATGTCTGACTTTTATTTACTGATATATTACCAGATACTAATGAAGATCTTTTACCTCTATCTAAAGCCATTAATCTTCTCCTGTATCTTCTCCTGTAGGTGGATTATTATATGCATACGCAGAATATGCATAACCTCCTAATTGAGCAACTGTACCAAATGTTAATGATTGTCTTTGTAGTTTATTGTTCATTGATGCATAATCTAAATTAGACGAAGCTATTTGTGAATTTAATCTAATATTACCTATATCCTTTATAGCATCACTTTTAACTTTGTTTTGAATAGCTATAAAAGATCTACTATCGTCTAATATTCCTGCTGCACCAGCTACAGTTCTATTATTACTTAATGTAATATTTTCTTGTTCTGTTCTTAAGTTTGATTCTTGTAAAGCTCTTAATGAAGATATTTTTCTCTGTTCTTCTATTCTAGTGCTTTCATTTTTTAATCCTTGCATCTGAGCTCTATAGCTCAAAGTTGTGCCTACTGCTGTTATAAATAATGCTGTTTCTACGCCCATCTTAAAATACTACCTCTAATGCTACACCTAATACCTTCAAAGGCAAGGGTGCTGTTTGTGTTATTTTTAATGTAGGCTCTCTATCATAACCTAAAAAGAAAAACTCTTTCTTTCCTGTTACTTTAGCTACTGGAGCTGCTACATCAAAAGCTACATCTCTTATAACTAAACTTTTAGCAGTACTATCTGCTGCTTGTAAAGCTACATTTAATGAATCTGATAAATCTATAACTGCTCTAGATATTCTTTTTATCTCACCTGTCAATGGACCATTCGCTACTTCTCTATCTATTGGCATAGTTTCAAGGCTTGGTTCATAATTAAATCCTACTATAACACCAGCACTATGAGCTACATCAAATGTTATTGTATCACTTGCTGATGTAGTAAACGATCCTAATGAAAATGTACCATCAACAGCATTAATAGTTTCTTCTGTTAAATGAGCTGGACTATTATGAACACGCCCTGAAGTAATAGTTATTACAGCATTGTCAGCTGGTGAAGAAGCTAGTGCCTGGTCTAAAACTATGTTGTGACCACTAGCTGTAGCTGTAACTGTTTGTATTTCATAACTACCAGTAATTCCAGCTATAGTAATAATATCACCTATATTAGGTGCAGTGGTGTACCCATCTACATTTATACTAGTACCTGTTTGACTAGCACCATTTACTAATGGACTGCCTTGTTGATTAACTGTAGTTGTTCCTGAACAATCTAATGTAAGATCATCCTGTTCAGCAAACTTTTCTAATGTATATACAGTTCCACCTTCTAATTCTCTTTTAACAACACAAAATAAATTTTCATTAATAGCTGTAATACTAGTAAACTCATCACCAGTTTTTGTACTCCATTGTGTCCAACCAGCTATTTTTTCTGCACGTACACTATGAAACAATCCAAGTGTACCATCATTGTTTGTAAAGAAAGCAAACTGTTCTGGTCTAGTTGTTGTACCAGTTATCATAGCCATATCTACTGGAGCTTTCACTAAGTGTGATGCTAAAATAGAAATAGATGTAGATGCATACGCATTTTCTACATCACTAAATAAATATTCACGAATAGCTTTACCATTCTTTTGTGCATACAATGTTGCACCATCAAAGATAATAGGCTTAGCTCTACTGCATCCATAAGGTGTTTGTCTAAGAAATGTAATGTTAGCTGGTGTAACAGCAGAAGTATCTGTAGATGTAGGAACAAAATATTCACCACCATCTGTTAATACTTGTAAGTTTCTAGAAGATACTAAATGTCTAATCTCGTTTACTCTATCACCAGATACAAATACATTAATAGCTTGATCTGCAAGTCCAGTACCTACATCAAAGTTAAAATACTCACCTACTCTTGAAGCTATTACAGCAGCAGGACCATCTCTTACTCCAGCAAAATATAATCTATTATCATGAAACGTAACTGCTTGAGGATATCCTCTTGGTGCAGATATTAATTCTTCTTCCCAATTTGCATGAGGTCCAGTACCCCCAGATACTGTTTCAATAATTGTTCCTGTAACTACAGTAGAAGAAGTATATCCTGTAATCTTAATTTGAGATCCATCTACTTTAATATAATGATTTACATACTCTGGTGTCCATATAGGAGAAGATGCTGTTATAGTTCTTCCTGTACCTGTAGCACTAGTAGATAATGTAACTGTTACACTAGCATTAGCATATTTATAAAATGGAGCATGAGTTTTATATGAACCTGATACCACTACATCTTCATCTAATTCAAATACAAATTCTGAAACTGTAAACGTTGTAGCACTAGTTCTTTTTATTTCTCTAATAGGATTATTTCTATGTGTTAAAAATACCGTATCTGCAAATTGAGCAAAGTTTATCTCAAATAACTGAGCTGTCGTCCAATTACAATTACTAGTAATATTTGTTTGTATAGCTGTACCATCAGATCCATAAACATCTAATCTATTATTAGACAAAACAAATACTGCTAGTTCATCATTAGAAAATATAAATGGAATAACTCTTGATGCTCCTGGTAATGTTGCTTTATATGTAGTTCCAGGTCTACGCATAATACCACCTTCATCTAGTAAATACCAATTACGTAATGTCTTAGCACCACTAAAGTATGCATTAGCATCTGTTCTGGTAACTAGTAATGGATTAAGTTCTCCACTTGCAAAGTTAGTGTAAACTGTTCTTAGGGTGTTAGCCATTAGTACCCCCTAGTAGTTAATCTGTTTGTTATAAATCTTTTTGTACTTAGTTTTTTATTTGTTACTTCTTGACTATCTGTATTCTTAGCAATAAGCATTTGTCTTTCTGCTTCATCACTAAATTGTTTTATCATAGCTGCATCTTTAGCTACTGATCCAGCAAACCTAGAGGCTAATTTTAATTCTAATGCATCTTTAAAATATGCAGGAAACTCTGATTCATCTTGTCTAAAAATATAATCAGCTATTAATGCAGACTGTGAATCATATCCATCAACAAATATCTTATCTCCATAACGTGCATACTCAATAGGTAAGTCAGCTACAGTAATAGTATTTAATTGTAATAAATCTGGTGAAGTAGGTAGTTGATAAGCATAATCATATCTACCTGTAGGTGCAGCAGTTAATAAAGATAATTGTTGTTGTTCTGTTGCAAATCTCCATCTATGTCTACATAACATAGATTGTGTAAGATTCTCATAAAGATTAGAAGCTACTAATGCTTCTGTTGAACCATCATCAAAAGAAGATATGGGTTGAGCACCAATCATGGTTAATGCTCTTGCACAAATGTCTACTTTAGTATCTGCCATATTTAAAGGGGGGAATAAATCCCCCCAATATCATTATGCTAATAATGCAGTTGTTACTGTAGAGGATGAAGCAGCTGATACAATTAATATATCTACTACACCATTTGATCCACCACTGTTTACAATGATTACATCACCAGCGTTCAGATCGCCTGTCGCTGCTAAAAAGTAATCTGCATCATCAATAGTTCCTATAGCATCTCCGTCAGAGTAGTACCATAAGGAATTGCTATCTCCCATTTGAGAGATCTTCTTTAAAGGGTTTGAAGTTGCGTATGCCATTATTTACTCCTACTCTGCACACTTCTGTATTCTTACACCATCACCATCAATTAGGACTGCTCCCATTGACAT